AACAGGGATACGGCCGTCTGTCGCTTTGCAGACTTGATCCCACCAACCTTGTTGATACCAATCCCCCTCTTTATAAAACTTGCACTCTACAGCGTGATGAGGAATATTTATATCGCAAAGATCTTTAGATTGGTATTGGTCTAGATTACGCTTACAAACGTAGTCAATACCTTCAGATTTAAAAAATTCGTTTAATATTTTAGCAACGTCTCTTTCAAACGTCGCTCCTTTGGTTCTTGAGTTGATCGGCATTCTTCTTCTCCTTTAAGGTTCTTTCTTTCATTAGTAACTCTAGCTCATGCCAGCGATACATTCTTTTATTTATATGGTCCCAAAACCACCCTTTATGGTCATAAAGTTTTTTTGTTGGGTNTTCCATTATTTATCTTTTTTATAATTGTTTACTAGCCCCATTTCTTCTCTATCAAAACCTAACGGATGAGGGGATAAACACTCTAACTCATCTTTACTAAANTGAATGTAAGGTTCTGAATCTTCTTCATAAATAGGTTCTGCAATTGTACCAAACCTTACATCGTATATGTGATCCCTTTTCCAAGTATGACTGTAAACGCTGTCCGTCATTGCATAGACAATTACAAACGGTTGATTGGTTGCTAAAGATAAGGCCGAGCCCATCCTTAACTTGCTGGCAGAAAGTAATAAGGTGTCATACTTTGTAATACCGAAAGTTCTGCATTTAACCTCCAGCCAAAAAGAAACTTCTTTTGATTCGCACCAGTAATCTAAGCCGTAACTGACTGGTAGTTTATGACATCTAACATTCCAAAGGCCCTCAATAAAACCAGCAACACGTTCCTCGCGTTTTTGATCATTGATGTTTTCCATTTTTGGTTTTGGCTTATCCATTGATTTCTCCTTTTTTAAATACAATACGAACACAATACTTGCGAATAATTGCAACGAGTGTGAATACTGTTGTTTGAATAATAGATGTGGTTAACAAGCTAGCATTAAAATAATTGCACATGTTAAGAACAAAAAAAGATAAAGGCAAAGCTATTACAACGCCAACAGCCACATCGCTTAGACTTTCTCTTAAAGCTGGTTTATCAATCTTCATTAAAAAATTCTGGATCAATTGCAACAATACGTTTGGTTGGCCGCCCAGTTCCCTTTGCTCTTAAATCTTTTTCTTGTATCTCCCCTGAGTTTTTTAATCTCTCTATAATTTCTTTTACCTCGTATGACTTCATTGATCTGAATATTTCACGCCTATCAATATCACGCTTGCTTATACCCCATTCTCCTTGCGATCTAATAAAGCTAAGTATTTGTTTAATACGGCCTTCCATTTCAGAACCAGCAACTTTATCTTTACAGCTTTCAATCAAGACTTGATCGTAGTAATAGACGTAATCTATCGCCCATTGAGTTATATCGCCTTTAATTGTTTTGGCTTTTCTATCATCTGCCAAGGCTCCAATCAAAGCTAGTCGCATAGCCTTCTCCCTTGTTCTTGATAACAAAACTTCTAAGCCTTCTTTTTCTAAAGAGTTTTGTTGGTCTACTAATCTGTAAGCCAAGCTATCTAACAAAGCATTTGAATCATCGTCAAACTTCAGCACTCTTTGTTTAAAATCTAGCTCAGCATTGTCTCTAGATATTTGCTCCATTTCATTATCAACTTGTCTTACATGCGAAACCCAGTTGTATGTTGATTGCGGAGGTTCGACAAAAGAAACCATTTTACCGACAGTTCTTGGCACGTGAGATTCCACAACAATAAATCTATTTAAGAAACCGTCTACAATACGGCCTGTTGATAAAGCGCCGTAAAAGTTTTTAGGCACACTCATACCGACCAAGGTAATTGCAGGTTTAATTGTTGACCTATCCAATACTTCTTTTTGCTGTTTGTTCGTTAGCGTCATCATTGAATAATTATCTGGTCTTAGAACACCATGACATCTTCCCCAAGTCTCCATAAGTATTTGTAATGCGTCTTCTTTGTTTGAGTTAGAAGATTTAGATATGCTTTCTAATCTTTTACCAAACTCATCCATTACAGTTATGTGGGTTGGTTTATATCTAAGTAAACTATAAATAGCACCACTTGATGTATAGCCGTCTCCTGCCATTAAATCGCTGTACTCTGCATGATCTAAAATAGTTTCAATAACCGTCTTAACATTTTCTTTGCCTTGCCCAGACTTAGCGATACACATAAAAAATAAAGACGCAAAGTTATTCATATTGGTTCTATACATTCTGCCCAAGGCTACTGAACCCAAAGACAAAGCTGCTTGCATGCTGATAGCTGGTTGAGATATATGCGCTATCTGTTCAGAGTATTCGTAGATATCTTTTAATACCCCTGGAGGAGAGAAAAGATTGACAGGCTCATTTACATTCTTGGTTGTTGATATATAAGCTGGAGCTTGTTGGTTTTTTCTATCATGAGTTTTTTGTATTGAATTAACTGTTGTAGATATTTCACTTGCTGATAAGGGAGGGGTATTTTGTTCGTTCCAAGACTGAACAAAAAACTCTGTAAACTCTGTATTTAAACCTTTAGCTATTAAATAGCCAGCTAATCTAGCGGCTTGGTCATTTCTACCACCTTCTGATATACCATCGATAGATAAAGGCGCAGCTATTGGTTTGCCGTTAACCTTTTCAACTCCAGTTATTTTTACCCATAACTCTTGAGTTAGATTTGGCAAGTCATCAATATCGTTTAGATCCCAATCATCAATTCTTGTAGGGGTATAGATAGCACCTGTTGCATGAATATTATGCGGAGCAACAATCAAACCCCCGACACCCCTAATATCAATTAGCTTGGCTGGGTCATAGCCTTCAGTTCTTTTGGCTACCCAAGTAGTAAAGTTTTCTGGATTGTTGTAATAGTAATGAACCCCTTTTCCTGTCGCTACTTTAAAAGGTGTTACTGGTAAGTTGGCCTCACACCAATTTACCGCTTCAGGTGTATCTGCATCTATAACAATAAACTTGCCACAGACTAAAGCGACGACTAAATCATCTCGCCCTTTAAACCATTTCTCTATTTCTTCCGTCGTCGGCTGTCGCTCTTGGAATTTTTGCCACCCCCCTAATTCTTTGGGCGGAACTTTATTATGTCTATGGAGTGGTACTACACTTATTCCATATTCTGCATAAGCCAGAGCTAAGTCCAACGCAGAGTCTTGCGCTGTTACTTGTAAATTGAACACTCTTAACTTTCACTACTTTCTTCAATAGGACCAAAGATAGACTCGAAGTCTAGCTTACCGCCAGATGCTTTAATAATTTTTTTGGCTTGTTTAATTGAAGGCTGTCTTAAACCGTACCTCCAAGCTTTGGTTGATGCTGCTGAGCAGTCAAATAATTCTGCCGCAGGTTCTGTTCCAATAAATTCTATATACTTCTTTAAAGTTATTCTTTGCACTTCCCTCTCCTTATGTTCAGGTTCTAGATTTTTGGTTTTAAATGATTTAAGCTCTTCATTGGTTAGGTTTTTCAACCTCCAGAGATAATTCACTCTCCATTGATTTTGGTCTACTTCTCTCATTTTACATTCCGTTAAATATTTAATGTTCACACATTGTAATTCATATTAAAATAAATTAAAATAGTATTTTTAAATAAAACGGAGAAGATTAAATGTCTGATATTTTAAGTAGAATTGTAAGTCCTAGCGAATTGGTAGAAAACCAAGGCGCTAAGATTTTAATGTATGGTGCATCTGGAGCTGGTAAAACAACGACATGTGCAACTGCTCCTGGAAAAACTTTAATCATTAGTATGGAAGCTGGTTTGTTATCTATTAAAGATGCAAACAATGTTACTGCTATTGAAGTTAAAGAAGCTTCAGAAATTGAGGAGATTGCTGCAATGCTTGAAAACGGAGATCTTGATTACGATACTGTCTGTTTGGACAGCGTAACCGAGATGTCTGAGCTTTTATTAGCACAAGAAAAAGCAAGGTCCAAAGATCCTAGACAAGCATATGGTGAGGTCATTACCGTAATGACAAGAACCATGCGTAGATTTAGAGATCTTAAAATGCACGTTATCTTTGTTGCTAAAGAAGATAAATTACGCGACGAATCAACAGGTATGTTTCATTATCAACCTATGATGGTTGGTGCTAAACTACCTACCCAAATTCCTTACTTCTTTGATGAAGTGTTATGTCTTAGGACTTTCACCGAAG